CCACTTTGCCCACGTTGGCAGTGAACTTAACCGCCTTCAAAGGATTCCTCGCGCAGTAGACTGTCAGGCTCATCTTCTTCTCAACGGCCTCGTTAAGCACCGCTCGAAGAGTAGAGAACTCCGCAAGCAGAGTCGAGCGTTTGACAACCTGAAGCCGTGCCTTCTTGAACTGCTCCCACTTGCGCTCCCAATAATATGGGGCATCAGTCAGGCGTAAATCTTTAAAGAAGGGAAGAGCATGATCGAGCTGATACTTCACCTTAAACAGCGATCTCGGTTTCTTTTCTGCGTGTAGCGGCAGATAAATCTCCTTCACGAAGTCCCCGAAAAACATTCCCGCATGAGTCGGGGCTTCGCCATCGTTACGGCGCTCGACCTTGCGTTCTTCTTCTCGTCCAGAATGTTTTTTCATAAGAGACACTGCTTCACTTTTGGTATCGACGGTTTTGCTCCCTCCTTCCCATCGCACTCGCCACTTGCCGTTAGGCTTTTGTGTTTTGTTTGCCATCTTTTTCTCCTAGTTTGATTTGCAACAACTCCAAGTATCCTCTGGGCATATTGCGGTAACCCACCGCGCCCTCAGATGCTCTCCAATGCTGAACCGTCACAGGTGATACATAGAGCAGTTCAGCAACCTCTTTCACGGTTAGACCGTGTTTCGTCATAAGCGTCACAAGACGCTTGTTCTCTTTCGCCATTACATTTCTCCAGACGCAACAACTGAGCACCCGCTAGGGATGCTCAGTGATTGCGTCTTTGCTGTTGTGTTTAACGGTTACGCCAAATTTCCCACGCTTCGTCAAATGGGAGACTGTTCAGGATGCCCATGTTCTTATCCTCCTCGCCCGAAAGTGCTTCAACATATCGTGCGACGAGTTCAGGGGTCGGTTTGTCTCCCGTGCAATGAACCGTTCCTTCGTCGTATTTGACAACAAGGACATCCTTCTTCAAGGCGCGTTTCAAAAGTTTCATGTCAAGGAAATCATTTACGAGATTGTTCACAAACAAATCATCCGTGGGAGTGATGAACTTATCTGGAATATCGACAAACCCACCTTTCTCTTGATCCCACTCAAAGTCAGGAATCTTCGTAGTCTTCAGAAAAGCGTAGAAGTCGTTTTCGACTTCGCGATTCGTCCAATCGTACTCAATGCATCCACCGAAACCGCCATCATGGATGTTGGCGACTTTGGTTTTCCCGCAGTAGAAACTTGCGTTGTATCCACCACCATCAGGGGTGTCAAAGGTCTTCACGTTTTTTACTGAATAAGTCATTTCTCTCTCCTATTTATTTTTGATTACGGTTATGAAATCGACCTTCGCCACGGTCACATGAGATGCAAATGATGTCACCAATCACGACGTTGTTATCTTTTAGTTTTCCCGCTTTGATTGCATCAGCCCATTCATCAGGGTCAGGAAGTTCTATGACCTCTCCAAGCAAGATCGGATTGCCCCCGTTTGTTGTGCGATGCGTACAAAGAGGGCATTTAGTTTCCGTGTCTTTTATTGTGCATCCGTTAAAACGTGGTCTCATTTTTCTGCCTCCTCTATATAAACGCTTGGGTTGTAGTCGTGGTCGGCGTAAAAAAGATCATCAATAAAGTCGGCAACCTCGCACAAATGTTTCGCGCACTGCGCCAAGGCGGGCTCGGGATCACCGTCGCCGATAACCTCGGACAGATGGGTAGAGCGGGTTCTAAGTTCAGCCTCGATTTCCTTCAGGTAGCCGTAGTCGCGCCCTAATTGCTCTATAACAAACTTGTTGGATTTCATTTCTCTCTCCTATCTCAGATCAGGGCCATTCCCTAACCATGAGTACATTGTACATATATATAGTACAAAGTACAACCCCTAAATGAAAAAAATTTCAGGCGTTCTGTTCGATGGATTTGACGAGATCAGAGCGCCGGTAGAGTTTCTTGCCCATGTGGAGCAGGGCGCGGATACCGGCTTCCTTGCGCTTGTCCTGGAACTGCCGAAGGCACACTCCACAGTAGTGTGCGGCCTCCTTTTCGGTCAGGTAGTCCTTGCCCCGTAGGTCGCTCATCGACTCTCCACAGGCGTTACCCAGCGTCCCGTGACGCGACACTGGCGCTTTGGAGCCTCTGACACCAAGCCATTCCTCTTCATGCCGTTCACGCGACCTGAGACAGCGTTGATCTCAAGCCCGGTAAGGCGGCTGATTTCTTTGAGGGTGAGATCGGTGGAAAGTTCCTGATCCTTTAGACAGTTCAGGATTTGACCGACTTGGGTGTCGCCTTTGCCGGAATTTTTTATGTCGAAATAGGCGAGGGTGCTAGTCATTCTTGGCATGGTGGTCTCCTAAAAAGGAATGGGATCATCAAAAGGGATACCATCTCCCTCGGGCTTTTTCTTGATCGACTCGATCTGAGCCGTTTGAAAAGATGCCATTGCTTGGAACATCTTCTGTTCTGAGGACATCAGCTCGGGGGTCAGGTGTTGCAGATCCTTCGAGGTGAACTCCATTGGGTCAGCGTCCCAAGCGTTCTTGGTGGCGTTCACAAAGACCTTCTTGTCCTCAGTGACGTAGACGATCTTGGGAGCATCTTCGTCCATCTTGACGGCAGTGCCAAATGGCACGAGGTCGGGGATAAAGATGTGATCTCCGCATCCCTGGCGTTGCTTCTTGATGCCAATCGTCTGCCCATGACGCTCACAGCGCCAAGCGCCACGGTGTACGGTCTTACCCGGAGCACCGGCGATTTCCTCAAGGACTGGGGTCGAGAAGGCACAGGTGCGACAGTTGACCTGGGCCACTTTGTCTCCGTGACACGTCTCAGAGAAGTTGCACCAACGACACTGAAAGTAGTCGGACTTCTTTGAAATTTTTGGTGGGGCTTCTGTGCTCTCAAGAATACTCTTTACTCTGTTCTTAAAAAACTTAAACGCGGCAGCATCGTAGTCGGTGCGACAGCTCGTGATGTCCCGGCCTCCGGGTGTTGCTACCGTCAGGTAGTGGCGTTTCAATTTCGTGTAGCCCATGTAGAGCTGGGCTTGGGCGAAGTAGGTCGTGTCCCACTGTTCAAGCGCCGTTTTTTCTTCTTCGCTTTTTAGTTTATTCAACTTGTTGAACTTCGCCTGATTGACGCACTTGTGCTCCCAAATGTGCATGGTCTTGGGAGCCACTGCGACTCCAGTGATTGCGCCGTCAGTGTGACCAAGGAAGTGACCGTTGAAGTCAGCGACCTCGAACTGTGAGCCGTCTGCATAGCCGGTCTCTAACTTGATTCCTTTGACCGCTCGAAGGCGCTTCGCCATCAGGTCTTCATCTCGGTGGCCGTCTTCAAACCGGCGCAGCGTTGCTGCGTCGAAGTGTTCGGGAAACGCCCACCGCCATCGATACCATATTTTTCGTTCGCAGTCCTCACCGGCCCCAGACATTCCGAGATAGTTCCGGGCGCTCGGTGGGTTCGCTTGGACGATGGCCTGATCTACGGCCTCCAGGGTTTTGTCTATTTCGAGCTCAACCTTCATCGGTTCTCCTTAAAGAGTAAGACCCCACTGCCCACCCAAAGCGACCAAGCCTTTTCAAGTGAATTTCGGGCAGCGGGGTCTTCATTTATCAGTCAGCAACAACCATGCTGTTGCAGCCACTGCTGGAACTTGTCCGTTTCCAATGGCTTTAAGTCTGTCCACCCTAGAGGCCACCCCATTAGCCACTCGACCCACGTCGGGTTCAGTTGACCACCAGTGCTCGTTTCCACTCCTTTCCCATTCAGTACCGCGTTCGGTAGGGCATCCATCGCTCTCGACTTGCCGTCCTTCCGAGTCAAACTTTCTGTCGTGTAACCGCCCTTGTAGTCTCGGGTCGTCGGGGTGGGGAACATCTTCTCCGGGTTGAAGACTGCGGCCGTCAGGTTGTTCTGGTGATCCTCCCGCCATCGCTTCGTCGCCTTGTTGGAGTCCTGGACTGTCGGAGTCGGCCACATCTTCACCGCTGTCGCCAGACCGTCTCCGCTCGTTTTGCTCAGACCCTTCCGGTTGTAGTTGCCGTGTACTGTCGGAGTCGGCCAGAACTTGACCCACCGATCCAAAGAGACTGATTTGTTCGTCATTGGATTCAAGACCTCGGAGGAAGTACTCTTCCTCTCGATGTGATCCGAGGCCGTTGGGGTCGGGATGCTGTGACTTCGCAAGAATCCATAACCTGTCCCTCCGGTGTGGCGCGCCAACTGCTGCTGCGGAGATGCAATCCCATCTAACATCAAACCCGCTTTCGGCCAACGAGCCGAGGATTTCGTGGAAGTAGCCAGAATTAAGCAAACCGGGGACGTTTTCGAGAAGGGCGAATCGTGGGCGAACGTCACGAATCGTTTGGATCGTTTGCGGCCACTTGTTCCTTTCGTCGTCTTGTCCTTTTTTCTTTCCCGCAACGCTGAATGGTTGGCAGGGAAATCCCGCTGTAACCACATCAACATATCCCGCGTATTTTTTAGCGGCACCGGACTTGATGAAGTGGTCAATGTCTCCAAAGATGGGGGCTTCGTCGAGGAAGCCGTCTTTGATCCTTTGCTCGATGATTTTCTGACAGTATTTTTCCCATTCGACATAACCGACAGTTCTCCAGCCTAAAAGTTTTGTGCCGAGAACACCGCCTCCGGCACCTGTGAAAAGAGATAACTCATTCATACAGTGACCCAAACGAACAACGCGACAAGGAAAAAAACAATCCCAGCGGCAATCGCCAAGAGTTTTGTCGCGACCACCAGGCTGAGTGCCTCTTCACTCAGCGGGTTGCTGTTCTTGGTCACTGGTGCTGGTGGTATCAGCATCGTTCGTTGCTGTGCCGGAGCTGCTACCTCCACCGACCTCAACGCAACCGCTCATATGAATGACGATGATCAGAGCCGTTCCAATCGCGTAGAACCAGCCAAAAAATCTTTTGCCTGTTTTAGTCATCCGTTTTTTCCTCGTGGTTAAGGTGGAAGCCGGTGCGCACGGTGTGATCACCGACAGTTGCGGAAACGTACCCAGCGCAGCCGGTCAAAAGAAAGAGCCCAATCAGCATTACGTAAGCTAAAATTAAGAACTCCCAAGAAATAATTTTTCCCATCAAGTCTTCTCCGTTTAGCGCGGGATAGCGCGTTGAGTTTCTTCGTCGATTTGTTGATAGGCATTTGAAGAGATGATGTCGAGGCGTTCAGAAAAAATTTCCAGCGTTTCAGACCAATACTTCAAGCCCATCGCGAAGTCCGACCAAAGATCAGGGTCGGGTATCTTTTCGCTCTCTTCGTGAGCGGTGTCGAGCCACACGGCCAGCTCTTTCTTGATTTCCTTAAACACCTCATCAGCCTCGCGACCGTTTTCACGTTTTGTGTTAAAGGTCTTCATTGAGCCACCATTCAAGGATCGCAGCCGGGACGCAAAGAAGTGCGCCCCAGCCTATAAAGACCAACAGCAAAACGAGCAGACTCTCGATCATTGTGCCCATGGTGCTGTACCTTTCGGCGTAGCGTTCCCGGAAGAGGAAGGTGCAGATGACACCAAGCGCCGGTAGCCCTTGACGGCGTTGAACTCACCGTCCGGGATTAGCCGAATCTCAAGAGAGTGGCCCTCAACGTCTGAGGTATCAACGACTCGCGCTAAACCCACAGCACGACCCATTGACCTCATCTCGTTTTCAGCAATCTCCCGCACTCTCTCAGTTGAATGACCGAGGTTGTACCAACTGTTGACGGTGCGCCCGTTCTCAACAAGGAAGGAGATTTTTACGGCTGCATCTCCAGCCTGAGTGGTTACGTCCTCGGCAGAGGTGATCTTTGCCGAGTACCACCCAGCCGGTAACGGCTCAAAGGTGATGGTCTCTTCTTCTTCGGGTATTTCTAAATCAAGTTTCATGGGCTACTCCTATGCAGCTTTTTTGGGGGTGGAAATTTTCTTGCCCTCGATCTTCTTCTTGATCGAAGCTAGTGAGGGTTGTTCAAACAGGTCAAGGCGACCGGAGCGATCCTTCGCGTCGTACTGCTCGTCGCGGTTGCACTGAAGCCAGTGTTGAAGATTGCCGTCGTTGTCCTTGAAGACGCGCATTGAGCCGACGAGATCGAAGTAATGGGGGATTGCTGGCCCTAACTTCTGACCGGGCATCCCAGGCTCATAAAGCATCTGCCCTTGTGAGTCATCCTTCGACCTTGCTTGCTTGCAAGTCATCAAGACGTTCGCGTTCGGCAGATCGCGAAAGCCCTTGATGAGATCTGTCATCACTGCGTTCAGTTCACCGTAGGCTTTCATCGCCATCTTGGTGTTCTTCATCTCTTCAGCGAGGACGGTCTCAGCGACTTCCGAGATGGAGTCAACACAAACCCAAGGCGGTGGGCCTTCGGTTTTCAAATAAGTGAGAACTTCTTCTACGTCTTTGCGAGTCTTGACCTCTGCAATTTGGATTGAGTTTGGTGCATCCTTGATTGAAAGCAGTCCCGCCTCTGCTGAAATGATCAGCGTTGGCTCGTTCGCCGTCGAACAAAGAACGGTCTTCCCGGCCCCGGCAGGGCCGTAGACCAGCATCTTGAGTCCTTGCTTCTGGACTGCCTCCGAAGGGTTGATAAATTTTATTGCCATAAGGCTCTCCTTGCGTTTTGTTGGATGAGAACTATAGAAGACCTTAATAATTAAGGCAAGCCTGATTCTCAAAGCCAAGAAAAACCGGCGAGATTGCCGGTTTCTTGAGTGGTTAAAGGTGTTTAATCGCCGTTCGATGCTCTCTTAAGTTCTTCCGCAATCTCAATTGCAGTCGCATTTTCAGCTCGCAGTTCGTCGATCTGCGCGAGCACTTGGTCTTTCTGTGATTGCGTCAATCCGCTCAAAACATCGGTGCTTGAACGCTGAGTGCCGAAGCGCAACCACTCGACTGAGACCTCAAGTTCCTTGGCAAGTCTGTCGAAGTTTGATGCGCTGGTTTCGTCGATCTCACCGGTTGTCCACTGCGCCGCTGTCGTGATCGACACACCGCACCGTTTCGCAAGTTCAGTTTTCGTTATGCCAAGGGCGCGACGGCGCTCCTCGACACGTTCGTTCCAGGTGGTGCTCATTTCAACCCCCCGGAAAAGTTTAATAATTTGTCCCATAATTTTTCTCTTTGTTGTTCTACTTTTGGCTTGGTCATTTTCTCTTCTCCGTAGCTCATACGGTGAGCTAGTAAAGTTTTTTTTAAGCCGGTTTCTTCGGCTTTATTACTGTTTACGGCTGATGTTCGCGGAACCACTGAGGGCAACCAAACGCCCAGCCTTCGTGTTCTTTTCTTGTCTCGATTGCTCGGTTAACTCCGAACCACTCGAGCCCAAGAAATGCAAGTGGCGTCCAACCTTTAGTGTATCTTCTAACCCATAACGCACCCCAACGAACTGATTCAAAGGGAGCACAAGAAGTGCCATTCCTGTGGTTGTCCATGTGATTCGCGGGAATCACCGAACCGTGACGTGACCATCGATCTTTGATTTCGCGCGGGGTCAAATGACCCGCCCACCCAGTCCTGATGTCCACGTCGGTCGCTCTTCCAATAGCGGTGGTGTTGTCAAAACCTTTACCAAGCGGGGCGGGGCTCGGGAGGTGTATGTGATACCAATTATGGGGATGAAAAACCCCGTATTTTTTGAAGTGCCAACTTTTTTTGCTTACCCAAAGCGCAGCTATTGTGTCGTGAATATTATTCATAAGGCAAGCCTAACACATATAAGGCAGAATGTTGCAACAAAAAAGATAGGTTGTTAAATAATTCAGGCTGACCTAAAATAATCCGATGAATTCAGACAGCAAAACACCAAGCGCCAACGAAATCATCGACCGAATCGGGGGTACTGGAGCCACAGCAACACTGTGCGAGATCAAACCCGGCTCCGTCAGTGAATGGCGGCACAAGGGCATCCCCAAGGCGCGGATGCAGTTTCTCCGCTTGGCTCGACCAGATATTTTTGAAGAACAAACCGCCAGCCGTGAGGCGTAAACCGGCGTCTCCTCCTTATTGCCCGCCCTTCGTGGGCGGGATTTTTTTAGGGCATTGCTTATGACTGATCCAATCGATCTGTTGTTACCAAAGTTGGAAAACGTTAAGGGATCTCATGGCCGGTACACCGCTAGGTGTCCGGCGCATGATGACCGAGGGCCGTCACTGTCGGTGTCTGAGACAGATGACAAGATGCTTTTGATTCATTGCTTCGCCGGATGCGGAGCAGCCGAGGTAGTCGAAGCCGTGGGCCTTCAGATGTCTGATCTCTTTGTAAGAGATGAGTACATTCAGATGACGCGGTATGACAAGAAGCCCCGAGAGAACTACCGGGCGCTGATTATTCGCGCCAGACACGCGGCGATCCTCGTGAATGTGTTTGCCGCTCAGATCATTAAGGATAAGCGTTGGCATAACTATCCCGGCCTTTGCGAGGAAGAGCGGATTATCTTTGAACGAGCGTGTTTTGATCTCAGGAAAATTATTGATGCCTAGACTCGATCAACAGGTCGCAGAACTCGACGATTACTACGCTTCACTGGTGGATGAGGGCAGGGCATCACTCAACGTAGATGAGTGGGGAATTCATGCTTATGAAGGCTATGCCGGGCCGATAGAGTGGATTATCGAGGGAGTATTGCCTCATAAGACCGTAGGTCTCGTTGCCTCGATGGGTGGTATCGGCAAGTCCTACCTGATGCTGGATCTCGCGGTGAGAGTCGCCGCTGGCCCAGGTATTTGGGGGCAAAGGTGCTTCGGAGGCGAACTTAAGGATCAAGGGCCGGTGGTCATGGTCACCGCCGAGGATTCGCGAAGCGCAATCCATAGGCGGCTGAACCAGATCATCAACCCCGAAGAACACAAAAAACTCGAGGAGCTGTACGTCGTGCCGTTGCCTGACGCTGGTGGAACAAAGGCATATCTTGAGTGCATTGGCGGCGTCTATCAAATGACCGCAGCATGGGAAGATCTCTGCTCGGAGATTATTCGGGTCGGCGCGGTGTTAGGTCTCATTGATCCCATGCAAGCCGTCGTACAGGCTGATGTGAACTCCGACCCAGCGGCAGCTCAATGCTATTGGTCGAGTGTGTCAAAACTCTGCGCTGAATCAGGCGCAAGTGTGATCACCAGTCATCACATGAGGAAAGACGGAAACGTCGATGGTGTCGCAAGTTCCCGGGCGGCAATTAGAGGATCTTCCGCAATCGTAGACGGTTGTAGATGGGCTTACGCTTTGTTTCCTGTGCCAGATGACGAGCGTTCCAGAGCCGAGAAAGCTCTGGGCGAGTCCATCGGCCCAATGGAACTCATCAATGGTGCTGTGGTGAAGAGTAATGAGTTTGGCATGGGCGAGATGGTGACCTATCGCCGTGATCCGGCGAGTGGTCTGTTAATCGACATCAGCGATGAACTGCGCGATGAAATCGCGGCAGCTTCCAAGCTGAGTATCGAGCAGATTCAGGAGATCTTCTTTGAGGTGTCGAGGCGTTGGGATGCCGGTGATCCGTTCTCCCATAGTCCGAGTGGTCGAGATCGGTATTTAGGCAAATATATCTCTGAAGAATTTAACTTCGACTATGGGACTGCCAAGAAATATGTCTCGGGTTGGATCAAAGATCGGAACCTTGTGATTGGAGATCACCCTCATATAAAGAGAGCCAAGGGGCTTCGTCGAAGAGAGACTCCAAGTGGGTGAAGTACAGATTTCATACTTCACCCGTACTTCACCTACTTCACTCAAAAGGCAGGGTGAGGTGAAGCGTGTATTAGATACACACGCTTCACCCTTCACCCGCCCGAGACCTTTCGCCGCACTTCACCACACTTCACCATGACTATGACGAGAGGAATCATCTGGGAAGAGGGCAATCGCCACGGGAAGCTCGAAGTGATTGCCTATGCTGAATCGACTAACAACGGGGTCAGGTGGATGTGTCGCTGTGACTGTGGTCGTAGCCATCTCGCGTTTGGTCGAGATCTCCGCGCTGGCCGGGTCAAGTCATGCGGTAAGTGTGATCGTGGTGAGGAGGCGTTGTGGGACGCCTTGAGCAAGATTCAAAGCCCGTGCGATAAGGGCTGCGAAGCATGGGAGTCATGCAAGCAAGAGGAGTTGGCTTGTCAGCCCTTTGCGAATTTCGTCAAGTACGGTTGGGAAACCGCCGGGTGTCCAGATAAATTTCCGCCCACCAGGGCGCAATACAGGAAGCTCTTTCGTGACAAACAGCAGGACAAAAGGAAAGGTCGGTGAGTTGGAACTTGCGAACATCCTCAAGGATGAGCTGCGTCTTGAGGTTCGACGCAATCTTGAGCAGACCGCCGTCGGTGGCTACGATTTAAACGTCCTATGGCCTCCTGGATACGCAGGGTGGGCCGTTGAGTGCAAGAGGGCTAGGACGGCAAGGGTCAAAGACTGGTGGCAGCAGACGGCGTTACAGGCGTCGAGAGCGGTGGATAGTGGTAAACCACCCAAACCAGTGCTGATCTATCGCCTTGATCGCCAACCTTGGTTCGCCATGATGAGTCTGTTCGATCTTCGGCCTGACCTTGGAGACCATCATCAAGTCACCATGCCGCTTGAGTCTTGGTGCAAACTTGTGAGGCTTGAGTTAGATGCTTTCGCTTGAGCATTTTAAGTTGCTGAAGGCGAAGTCCGCAGGACTGCATCTTGGCTCTGGTGGCAAGCCTGATGTGACTTACCAAGAGGTCGCTGATCTTCTTGCGACGTTAGACTACGAGGCTAGTGTTTATGCTCGTTTAGCCTATGGTCAGGAATGGCATCTCAACAGCACGTTAGGCAAGATTGTGTTTCGCCAGGTCAAGCCAGAGAATTCAAAACTGCCTGATGATCATTACCTTCAGATCATTCAGATGGCGATAGGCACCGCAAGCACCAACTATCATTTGACAAGTTCACAAAAGGCTAACGTCATGGGCAAGCGATGGTGGTCTAGATCGGACGAAGCGGACTTCAAGGAAGTGCAAAGTATTCTAGACATTTATGACAGTGAGCTGCGCTATGCGTTAGGACGTTGGAATGATGTTCAACGCGAAAAAGAGGCGCAGAATGTTTGACGAAACTATAAGTTGTCTGTATTTTTAAACTTGACGTATTTGCGTCGTTTCTCGATACCGGCTCCGCGCACAACACTACGCTATCAAGCCTTAGCGCCCGATCCGTGAGTCCATGGGACGCAACAATCAATGTAGTTTGTGCTCACACACGCACTCCTCGCGGGGGTCTTGAGTCTGAAAATCCCACCGACTGCTCAAAACTTAATCTAAATTTGTAAAGCCATTAGGTTTTGATGGCTCGGTTAATATTAATTTGTTTTATTTCAACTACTTACATATATTTTCTCAACCTTAAATAGGTTAGGGACAAGCAAAGATGGGCCAGAGTTCCACATTTAGGCAGAAAACAGGGCGATATTGGGCGACCCCCCCCACCCCCTTTTTATTTTCTAGAATGAATATGAATGTCTTTCGTGCAAATTCTGGGGGAAAATTAAGTAATTAGGTTTACCAAAATATGAGAAAACTCGACGAACGCCAAGAAAAATTCATCCAGTTCTACGTCCAATCCGGCAACGCGACCAAAGCGTGTATCGAAGCCGGATATTCAGAGAACTCGGCTTGTCAAAAAGGGTGGGAGTTAAAGCGCCGGTACTCGGAAATCATCGAACAGCGCCTTAAAGACGCGGTGCGAGACAAAGTACCCGAAGCAATGCTGACCATCAGCTTTCTCGCAAAAAACGCCAACAGCGAAACTGTGCGTCTGGCGGCAGCAAAAGACATCGCAGACCGTGGCGGCATGAAGCCGACCGAGAAGATCGAGCAAGAGGTCAGACAGATTGAGAGAAGCACTGAAGAACTGCGCCAGGAACTAGCGCGTCTATTGGGTGACGATGAAATCGAGGATGAAGTTCCCACAACGCTAAATTGAAATGAGAGGTCTTTTTGGTTTTCTCTTTAACGATAAAAAACCAAAAACCACAGGACTACTTGAATTTTCAAATCCTCAAATGGCCCTAGAAATTACAGGAAGGCCAAAAACACTTAGTTCTCAAGTCCTGAACAGCGTGAGCAAACGGTTGGGTAGAGATGTTTCTAAACTTAATGATTTTGCGCGTGTCGTTTCTGGGGTCGAAAGTAGCTACGGACGAAATTTAAGAAACCCAGAGTCAACCGCTAAAGGCATTTATCAGTTTACGGATGACTCCTTTGCAACCGCGAAAAACCGTCTAAAAAATATTTTAGGGGGAATTCCCGAAAATATCTTAAAAGCGCCAACCGTTTTAGATCTCTCTCCAGAAGACCAACGTGCATTGTTTTTCGCACACCTCACTGAGGATAAAGGCAGTGATGCAAGAATTTTGAAATACCTTGAAGGGGAATCAGGGGAAAATCTTTACCTTGCTAATCACTATAAAGGGGTGCCGGATGAAGCCACTCTTAAACGCCTCCAAGAGTTTTTTGGTTAATGTCAGATTTTTTCTGGTTGTTAAGAGCGCGGAAGCAACTTCCTAGTGCCATTTAAGTCTCAAAAACAACGGCGCTGGATGTATGCAAACAAACCTAAAATGGCTGAACGCTGGGAAGATGAAGAAAAGATCCTCAAGGCTCGTCAACCAAGACTCAAAAGAAGTCCTAGAACGAAAAGTAGAACTGCTTAAACTCATTCGCGAACGCGAAAAGTTCAACCAGCTCGAAGAGTACGATCCTTATCCTTTTCAGGAACGGTTCATAGATACAACTTCGACTGCTTCGCAGTCGGTTCTATGTGCCGGTAACCGGGTAGGAAAGACTAGAGTGGGCGCATTTCTCGTTGCGGCGAGTCTGACGGGCAATTACCCATCCTGGTATACCGGACGCCGTTTTAACGAACCCATCACCGCATGGTGTGGCGGTGTCTCGACAGAAACCGTGCGCGACATTGTGCAAGCGGAGCTGCTGGGAACGCCTGGAGACTCTCAGGCGCTCGGTACGGGCATGATCCCGAAGCACTGCATCATCGAGACCCAGCGAAAGCCGGGTGTGCCGAACGCCACTGCGATGGCGCTCGTCAAGCACGTTTCAGGTGGAACATCTTACGTCTACTTTAAAGCCTTTAACATGGGTAATGAGGTCTGGATGGGTCGCTCATGCGACCTGATTTGGCTGGACGAGGAACCGCCTCGCGAGATTTATACGCAAGCCGTGACACGAACCCTAGACCGCAGGGGTACGGTCTTTATGACCTATACGCCGGAGTCCGGGATGTCCGAGACCACGGCACAGTTCTTTAACGACCTTCGACCAGGGCAAAGCCTGACGCACGGCTCTTGGGACGATGCGTCCGAGAAAGTTAAGACAGTTGTGAAGGGTAAGCCCGGACACCTCACGGAGTCCGTGATGGAGCAGATCCTTGCGGCGTATCCACCGCATGAGCGCGAGATGCGGAAGTACGGTCGGCCCACGATCGGCAGCGGTCTTGTGTTCCCCGTGCCGGAAGAAAAACTCTTGGTAGATCCTTTTTCGATCCCGGAGGAGTACCAGCGACTCGGTGGCATTGATTTTGGGTGGGATCACCCGACAGCGGTAGTCTGGATCGCGTATGACGCAGACGAGGACATTGTTTACGTCTACGACACTTACAGGCAGTCGAAGGCGACACCAGCGGTTCACGCTACGGCGATTAATACGCGACCCAAGTGGATCTCCTACGCTTGGCCGCACGACGGTAACCGTCGCGACTCGATGGGTAACCCCGGCTTGGCCGACCAGTACCGGGGCCACGGCGTGAACCTCCTACCGGAGCACTTTACGAATCCTCCGGCGATGGGGGAGAAGAAGGGCGGCAACAGTATCGAAGTCGGAATTATGGATATGCTGCAACGAATGGAATCAGGACGCTTCAAAGTGTTCTCGACACAATCTGATTGGTTTGAGGAATTAAGAATGTTTCACCGTAAGGCTGGAAAGATCGTACCAATACGCGACGATCTCATGGCAGCAACTCGTTATGCCACCATGTCCTTGCGTTTCGCGTCACCCGAGGGTGAGTCCATGTGGAAAGGAGACCTCAAATACCCGGCGTTAGGGATCGTATAGATGCCAAGTCTTTGGGATTACGTTCAGGAGTACCCTGGACGTTTGCGGAATCAGTTTACTCAGGGGATGCAGCAGTTTGCGCGTACCCGCAACCCAGTGGCTGCGCTCGGTGCGATAAACCCGACCACGCCTTTTATTCAGGATGCCGCGTTACAGGCCGGTGGCCTGATCGCGCCTCAAACAAATCAATTGAGTCAGGCAGTCTCTCAGGCATCTGAAAATCTGGGGTTGGGGCCGCTGTCGATCCCTGAAGTGACCGACGAGCAGTTAGCGCCGTTCCTGATGTTGGGCATGGGCAGTCCTAGCAAGATGGGCTTTTACTCGCCGTCAGGTAAAGCTCTGACCACGGCTCCCGGCAAAGGCACAAGCCAGCAGTACCTGGCACACCTGAAGAAAGAACCCGGTGCAACGAAAGAGGCGAAGCAGACGGGCCTGATTCAATCGCTCGAAGAAGCCCCCGGTACGCTTACGAAAGAAGAAGTGGTTTCGATGTGGAACCCGATAGAGCTGACCGAGACAGTTAAGGGTGATTTAAGTTCCGCAAGAGAGGTCAACTTAGATAGTCCGTATGCAATTCCAGAAGTTCTAAATATTGCAAATATGGCTACTGATACTCCCGGCGATTTAGAAATGACCTTAGTAAATAACCCTGATGCTTATTATGCTCTTGAGGCAAATTTTCCTGAGTTATTGGAAAACGAAGATTGGGGCGAGATTGTTGTAAATAGTGTTTTTGGCGGCGATTCTAAGCCAAGCGATTTAGTCAAATACGGCAACGAAGCAAACCTAAACCTCCCAGGCGGCGAAGGGCCGAAAGAGATTCTAGTGCAGTTGCCATCGCAAGGGGACAGTGCTCCGTCATTTACAGAATGGATGAAAAGCAAGGGTTACGACCCTACATACCGCACAAATTACGTCAGGGAATACCAAGAAGAATATCCACCCAAAGATGTTACTGAATACAAAAGCGGCCACTGGGATGAACCCAACGTCCTAGCCCACATCCGTACCAACAAACGCGATGTCGGTGGTGTCAGAGCGTTACACGCAGAAGAATTCCAATCTGATTGGCATCAGGCAGGGCAGAAAAAGGGTTACGTTGATAACGACCAAAAGCGAGCTCTTGAAAACCGACTTACTGAAATTCAAAAAGCAATCAGGGCCAGTAATCAGCAGATCGCTGGTAATAATGATGTCGGTTTATTGAAAAAGTTGGATGGAGATACATCAGGGTTAAACGTGATGATCTCGAATCATCCAGAAGGCGGCACTAATTTTGCTGATAAATACCAAAATGTAGCCAGTGATTACGCTTTTATTGGCCACATTGATCGCAATGGAAAGTTATCTACTACGAAATACACAACGCCAGAGCAAAAAATTCTTTTAGAAAAACAAGCTGAATTAGTAAGAGAACGTAACTCGATTAGAAATGATTTAAGGCCAATGTCTCTTTCGTCTGGAAAAGTCCCCGACGCACCTTTCAAAAAAGACTGGCATGAACTCTCTTTTAAACGCTTCCTCATGGAAGGCATCAACGATCCTTCCGTAGATCGCATCACTTGGACTTCCGGTGATGTACAAGCGGATAGGTACAACCTGGCGAAGTACGTTGAAACAATAGAGGCCGTTCGTACAGGAGACACTTACGATATTGTAGTCGTAGAAAAAAATGGAACCCCTTCGGTTTTCAATCGCCTTTCAGCAGAAAGCCTCGCTGATTATGTCGGCAAAGAAATGGCCGAAAAAATTGTTAATGAGGTTCCCAAATCTTCCTCGGAAAAAACCCGAGCTGATGCTATTAAAGAATCTGGGTACTGGATTAACTTCGACAGCGATTACGAAGTATTTGAAGTATTCGATAAAAATGAAACTTCAGTTAGGAATTTTGAAACCAGGGCAGAAGCAGATAATTGGATAGCAGAAAAACTAGAAATTGAATCCAATTCAAAAACATTTTCCGGCCTCGACCTCCAAGTCGGAGGCGAGTTCCACAAACAACTCTACGACAAAAAGATTCCGCAGTTCGCTAAGAAGTTCCTGAAGAAGTACGGGGTGGAGCCGCAACGGATTTCAGAGTTTGATTGGCGAGGTGAGGAGCAGAACCTCTGGTACATCGACATCACCCCCGAAATGCGCCAGGACTTACAGCAGAAAGGCGTACCACTTGCGATGAATAACAGAAAACCTCAAGCAGGTCTTCTCGCGTAGCAAATCAGATGACGCAACCGTTCCTCGCACAACGCCGTAGACCGCTACTGGCGCAAGAAGAGCCGTTGCCGCTGCTACAGCAAGTTCAGGACTATCACCAGAATCAGTCCGGCGCACAGCAGCTCTACCAGCAGAACATGGCAGAACAAGCGAGGCAACAGGCCGAGTACCAACAGCGTCTTGCTGCTGATAAGGTCGGTATTGAGCCGTACTCGCTTTTCTTAGGTCGCCAAACCGAAGACCCGTCAGCGGGTTTTGAGTTAGCCCCGGCTGATGTATTCCCTGGTGGTGCAGCAGTTAAAAAGGGTCTGTTAGCAACTGCTGCGGCAATTCCAAGTTTGATGTATTGGAACTACGCCAGAAAAAATCCTGTTCCTTCAGGAATGTTAGGTGGCCCCGTGTTTCACGGTACACCGAATAAATGGGAATCCGGTGTCCCTGATCTTTCTAAAGTCGGCACTGGCGAAGGTGCTCAAGCTTATGGGCATGGAATTTACTTTGCTGAAAATCCAGACGTTGCGAAAAGTTATTCGCCGCGTGATTTTGATGCTGAAGACGAAATGATGCGGCGTTACAAGATCGCCGAATTGCGTGAAGATTATTTTGGCATGGAAGTTTGGGAAAGCGCGATGATGCACGAAACTCCGAAAGAAATTCGCTCTAATTTCACAATAGAAAATGGATATAACAGGGGCCAAGTCGAAAGAGCTGGAAAGATCGCTGGCGACTTAGAGAACATTCCTCAAAAATCTGCATTTTACGAATTGGACATTCCAGACAGTGATATTGAAAAAATGTTCGATTGGGATTCAGCATTAGATGAACAGCCGGATTTTGTAAAGCAAGCATTTAAAAATGCCGCTGAAACCTTAAAAGACCCACAGCTAAAACAATTAGCGAATCAGGCTTATGCTGGGATGATAAAGGCGACAGATACTTTTGAAAATTGGACAGGTTCAACCGTTCATCAAAAACTTTATCAAATTTTTGATCGACGCGCTTTTGATGAGATAGAAAGTATCAACCGTGAATTAAGTATGTTGGCTAAGGTCATGCAAGAAGATCAAGTCCACGGAATGTACAGGAAATATAAATCTGATGTTGGACGAACCGCTGCGGATAGATATGACGAATTGATGGATTTGCGGAGTGATCTTGGTGATCCCAGAGGTCAGGTTAATCAAAAAGTTTCTGAATTGTTGAATCAATTAGGTCTTCCAGGAATTAGGTATCTAGATCAGGGAAGTCGTGGGGTAGGTAGTGGAACCCGCAACTTCGTCGTATTCGACGAGAAACTATTAAACAAGATGAGCACTAAATAACGAATGGCACAACTTGAAGACGAAGAAATCCTAGCAAAGATTAACCATGAGGTGAACGCTGCGCTCGGCTATGAGGACGAAATCTCAGAGCAGCGCAAAGAGGCGTTGTTGCGCTATACCTCGCAGCC